CCCCTAAAGGAAGTGGTTCATCTTGAACCTCAATTACTTCATCTGTTTTCATATCATATGTGTTCTGATAATAAGATGTCTTCCATCCATATTTATATGTCTTTAATAAGTCTGTTGCCATCACTGACAAAGGAACTTCGTTATCATCATAATTTTCTGGATTATACGACCAATTACCACTTATGCCTTGGTCGAAAAACTTCTGCATTACTGCAACTACTTTAATATACCCATCATTATCTTCCATATCCCATAAAAGTGTATAGAAGTTTTGTAGTTTCTGATATGATGGTACAATCTGCTTTAAAGGCCCTTTCTTGGACTTTTTGATAGAAAGGTAGTCTCTAGGTGGTTCTATCCCATTTGTTTCGTTAGAAACGACGCTAGAGGACTCTGAGGGCATCTGAGCACTCAATGTTGAGTGTCTTAACCCATGTACCTTAATACATGTTCTTAACTTCTCCCAGTCCTCTGTAAGGACATGTGGAGTGATTTCATCTACATCTTTCTTGTAAGTATCAATAGGTAGTAATCCTTCTGAATACTTTGTTCTGTTATACCATTCACATGCACCCTTTTCTGATGCAAGTTGATTAGATGCTTTTAGTAACCCAAATTGAAACTTTTCTGTAAGTTCATGAACTAATTTATGTGCTTCTTCATCACCATATTTAACCTTGTTCTTTGCAAGGTAATGTGCAAGACCAATGTATCCTATTCCTAAACTTCTTCTTGCTTTAGTTGATATCTCTGCAGCTCTAACTGGGTACTTTTGATAATCAATTAATTCATCTAATCCACGAACTGATAATTCACAAAGTTCATCAAGTTCATCTAACTTAATTGAACCTACATTAATTGCAGATAAAATACAAAGTGCAATCTCTCCATCTTCATCATCTGGATGACTAATAGGTTTTGTAGGTAATGTAATCTCTTGACATAGGTTTGACATATTCACCTTATCCAAGAATGAACTATGACTATTACTATGGTCAATGTTTTGTATATAAATTCTTCCTGTTTCTGCTCTTTCTTTCAGTAAGTCCATAAACAGTGTTCTAGCACTTATTTTCTTTTTAGGGATTGAATATGCTCTCTCGTACTTTTCGTATAGTTCATCAAACTCTGCTTCTCCAAATGCATCGTAGAGGTCAGGCACATCGTGAGGACTGAACAAACTAATATCTTCATCGTTGATAAATCGTTCATAAAATAACTTAGATAACTGGATTGAATAATCTAGTTTCCTAACCCTGTTGTCTTCTGTACCTTTGTTGTTTTTGAGAACAATAATGTCCTCAATCTCTTGATGCCAGATTGGAAAGTGGACAGTTGCCGACCCACCCCTAACACCATTCTGTGTACAACATCTGACTGTGGATTCAAACTTCTTGAGGAATGGTATGACTCCTGTATGTTGAACTTCTCCACCCCTAATTTTAGAATTGATTCCACGAATCCTACCAGCATTAATACCAATTCCAGCCCTTTGTGCAACATAACGACCAATAGCCATATCACTAGAGAAAATACTTGGAAGAGTGTCATCAGTATCAACCAAGACACAACTCGCAAATTGTCTAAGTGGGGTTCTAACCCCTGCCATAATTGGAGTAGGGATGGAAATCTTAAATTGTGATATCGCATCATAATATTTTTTAACATAATCTAACCTCGTTTCTTCTGGATAGTCCTTAAATAGAACTGCACTTATTAACATATACATAAATTGTGGAGTCTCATATAACTTACCAGAAGACCTATCTTGTACCAGATATTTGTCCACAACTTGCCTGAGACCTGCGTAAGCAAACAACATGTCTCTATTATGATTAAGATATGAGTTTAGTTTATCCCATTCTTTATCATCATAATAATCTTTTAATTTTATATCATAAACACCATGTTCGATATTCCTATCTACTATATCTTTTAATGGTGGATATATTTTACTATCTTTCCATTTGGTGTTAAACACATCTTTACGAATTGCAAACAACAATAGTCTTGATGCAACATATTGATAGTTTGGTGATTCCAAAGATATCAAATCAGATGATGTTTTTACCAATGTGTCTTGTATTTCTTGAGTAGACATCCCATCATAAAATGATAGATTTGAACTCATTTCTACTTGTGATGCTGAAACTCCATTGATACCCTTACATGCAGCTTCAACCATTTTGTGAATCTTATCGAGATTTAATTTTTCTTTTGACCCATCCCTCTTTACAATACTCAATCCATTACCATTCACTATACTTTACTCCAGTTGTTGATTGCAAGATTTAATGATAATCCTTGCATAGTGTTATTATTAATCACATCGATGATATCTGGTATCTGATTGAGTACCATATCATTGATATCTTTTTCCTTTATAGTTTCTGGCCAAACACAAACTTTATATCCCAGTTCACCCATAGACCTCATCTTCTTGATGATTTCTTTGTTTCTAGGTTCATTATCAAAAATAAGAGTAGAATTACTCTTACTAATTTCAGATGTTACCTTAGAGAAGTCTGAACCTGCGACTGCAATGCAGTTGTCCAAAAATAAAGAGTCAATGGGCCCTTCAACAACATAAAGAGGTTTGTTGAAATCAACTTTGTCGAGATTAAAAATAAGTGGTTTTTCTTCATCGAATCGTAATGTTAAATATCTCAGTTGTGAATCATTTAATGCTCTACCTGTAACTCCTATGAGGTTATTTTGTCTGTCATAGAAAGGTAAAACTAGCCTAGGGTCGTTTCCTAAAACTCTCCTATTATACTTATAATTTATAGAACTTAGACTTTGTGCTTCTCTAACAAAGTACATATCTTTCCACCATTTCTTTGGAATCTTTCTTGATTCTAAGTAATCAACACATAGTCTACTCTCTGATACTTTAGGAAATTTTCCAAGTGGATTAGATTTAAACTTTGGTGGTTCGAATGTAAAGTTCTGTTGTGCAACTGGTCTAGAGTCTTTCTTTTTACCGAACTTCTCCATGACCCATTGTTTATACAACATGTCATCGTGGTCTTTTAAGAAGATACCTATGTTAGTTGAATGACCACAATTGTGACACTTATAGACATAAGTATCCTTATGTTGAAAGTGATATCCTCTTGCTTTCAACTTATTTTTGGTCGAATCCCCACAATAGGTGCATGAATGGTTAAAGAGTTTATCATCTTTCCATTTCCCATTCCTCAATCGTGAGGACACCAATTTTAGATATTTCTTATCAATCCACAAAGACATATACTTATAATACTATAGTTCTGGGATTTGTCAAGGGTTTATTCGTTCTCTCTTACGAATAAGTAGACATTGGTTTTACTGCTTTGTTATGACTGCAGCCTGTCCATCTGATGTAGAACCATCTGGGTTCTTAATAGTGACATTTCTATAATAAACTACAACTTCTTGTACTTCTCTGATGTACCTTCGTAGTTCTTGCATGTTATATGACATCATCTCGTAATCACCGACTGAAAATGCAACAAAGACTACATCTCCATTGTTCATCTTTTTCATGTCATCTAGAAATCTGTCTAAGTATGTATAACCTTCTGGCCAATCTGGATTTTCTTTGCCTAGTGAGCAATCTCTTTTTCCTGTTTCTTTGTTTTTGACGCATGGATTAGCTATCTTTGCTTCCGAGACCACATAAAACTTTGGGTCTTTCAAATCGATGTTTCTAGGCATCGTAGGTTGTATTATATCAATTTCTAATGGTTTACTGACTATCTCGACTTTCTTACTGGGAATTAACGAACAACCACTAATTATTAGGGTTGATGTCAGCAGTAGGGTCATCAAGTGAGTCCAATTCTTTGCTATCATTTTCTATACTCTCAAAAACTTTCTGAGTTGCATCATTGAATCTTTTTTCAATCATTCCTGGCTTTGCAACTGCAAGTTGGTTTATATTATGTCTTCGAAAGATGTCCAAGTATTGATTCATTTCTTGTTCAATCTGTGCATTCTTTCTACTCATTTGGTTTAATGCTTGACCTTGTTTTTCAAAGGATTCTTTCATTATTGCCATTGTTGCTTGTTGTTCTGCAACTGCACCCTCAAGTGCAAGGTTATTTGCAGATAAGGTTTGGTTCTCATTAAATAGATACCATGAACCAAGTCCCAATACCAAAATGATTCCTATCAACATCTGTTGCATTATGAGTTATCCTCAATATATTGCTTTAAGTCTGCAACTGTATGTAATGTTTCTGCATCATCATCTGGGACTTCTATATCAAATTGTTCTTCTATTTGCATAACTAATTCAACGATATTAAGTGAATCTGCACCTAAATCATTAACAAAATTTGCATCTTCTGTGACTTGTTCTATATCACATCCGATTACATCTGAAATTATTTTTTCTATCATAGTTCCTCTGTCATGTAATCCATAGGAGTTGCAGTTTTAAGTTCTACCTTATTACCTTCAAATGTTTTGAATGAAATAAATTTAGGGCCTAAATTATAAATTCTTCTAACTTCCCATGTTCTAGTGAGGGTATCAATAATCTCACCTTCTTGGTTATATTTATTGTAACTAACAGTTAGTTGTTTATGGCATTCCCACCAACTAACTAACCATAACCATGCACTTCTAAACCAGTCTGCAATTTTAGCTATCCACTTTCGCACTTGCTCTCCACTGATAACATGACCAATATCTTGCCTTCCATTTAGGGCCTGGGTCTGCACAATTATGTCTTGCTCTGAATGATTTTCTTCTTTCTGGGTTATCACGATTTATACCCATCTTAGGGTCTCCAAATCGAACTACCACAACCTTACCCTTCTCATTCTTCACATATACTTTAAACTTCTTGTTAGGGTTCTCTGATGTCCTTATAGGGTCATTTAATTTAACCTTCTTACCTTGATACTCTGATTCTGTAATTGAATGGTCGTAATGTCCTAAACATTCTGCACAACACTCTTCTTGTGCTCTTTTGATTTGGTCTTGAGTTGGGGCTCCTTTCTCACCTTTCTTTCTCATCTTCTCACCACGAGCTCTCTTTGCTCGAATATTATCCCAGAGTCCTTCTTCTAACTCTTCACCCATTTTCAAGAACATTTTTCCTTTTGATTGTTTCTGGTCTGTTGCAGTCATTCCTACCATTTTTGCTATAGAGTTAATAAATGCCATTCCATCTTTCTGATTTTTCTTATATCTTTTACCCATCTCAGATTTGAGTTTCTTGGTTATGACACTAAAAACTTGGTCTACAGTAGTAACTAACTTACCATCTGTTACTAGTCTTGCTTCTTGAACTGATGCAAGTGAACCTTTAAGTACAACTTTTTTCTTTTCTTTTTCTTTGTCTTGTACATGAGGTGGATGTTCATCATCACCAGCAACTAATGTTCCTAATTGATTAATCATTACATTGAGAACTGGGATTGGTAATTGTGCAACCATTTCTGCACCTTTTTTGGATAGACCTTTAACTGATTTAAGTTTCTTAAGAATCTTTGGATTGATAACTCCTTCTGACATCTCGCCTGGAGTATCTTCTTTATATCTTTTTAAAAGTTCTGGTGTTCCTATTTCCCTACCAGATGAATCTTCTTTCTTTTTCTTTTTACGAACAATAGGTTCATTGGTTGCAACTGCATCTCCAGTTGCATTCACTGGTGCATCCTCAAACATTTCCTTAAATCTTTTCATTTAACATCATGTCCTGTAATTATCATCGACTGGTCTTGGTCGTAGTTATAAGCTCTATAGATATCAACACCCATAACATTATCAATTTTACCCAAGACTTGAACTCTGTCACCTCTGATTCCTATGTTGTTTTCTTCGTTCCAGACTGATAATCTTAATTCGTATTCCATACCTTTCTGTAGATTATTTAGGTTATCATGACCTTCTAATAAGTCAAGTACCATGTCGTTCTCTTTGAGATATGAATAGAAATGTCTTTCCAATGCTTCACCATCGATATTGAAATTTTCTTTAAGAAGTGCTAACGATGCAGCGTAAGATGCAAGTCTTGTCCTACCAAATGGTAGTAGTTCAAGAACTCTTTTAAGGTTGAATACTAGTTTATGTAGTAGTGTGTATGAATTCTTTTGTTCTGAGGTTTTGGGTTTGACACCTTTGATTCTTTTACCATTACCATCAATGAGACCGAATTTAAATGCATCCATCTCTTCCCATTTTCTGGTTAACATTTTAAGAATACGAAATACAATGACTGTATCAATTACACCCATTGCACCTTCTTGTAATTTCAGTTGTGTCATAGTTCTCTTAATACCTGTGCTACTTCCATGTCAACTGGAACATTTGTTTTCCAGTTTTCTTCAACTAAATTCATGTAAATCAGACAAGTTTTTAGTACAGGCCAGTACTCTATGTCAATCTTGAATTCTAACATCTTGATAGAGTTATCGAACCCAAATATATTGAAAATGACAATAAGATGATTAAGAATTAATCGTTCTCGTAACTCACCATTCTTATAGAATCTTCTCAGCAATCGTTTTAGATATCTAAACCTTCTAAGGTCTTCCATGAACTCTTCCATAGAAGTGCATTGAGGGTTATCATAACACTGCATTGCAAACATGGTGAAGTTTTCATCTGTCAACTTCTCAAATAATTTCATAATTTATATCCTAGTTATTATACTAGTATATAGGTGTTATGTAAGAAAAGTTATTTAATCTCTGCAAAAACTTTAAACATTCTAGATGGAAGTCTTTCCCATTCAAAATGCATTTTTAGGTCTGGCCCTTTTGAAGAAACAAAGTTATCATCAACATCATTTCCTTCTACATCCTTACCAAAAGTACCACCATATTGTGTTATTGGCATATCTTTAGAACCAGAATCACCAAGTTCTTCATCAATAGATGAATCGAACTGGATACCAATTTGTTCTACTTTTCTATACAATTGTTGCATTGCAGCTTCAACACTGATGTGTTCACGCATTGCAATATCACCTATCCAAGTATTTAACTTACTTAACACGCTTGTGTCTGATGAAAATCTATGAAGGTCTGCTGTGTCTACACGACCTGTAACATCTTTGTTCAGTTTGTATCCACCACCATCTGTTTCATAGTTTTCAGTTACATATTTCTTGAATGATTTCATAATTTATTCCTATTAAGCAGTTACAGTAATTGTACCAGCTGCAGTTCCTATTGAAGCTGCACTAGTGATTGTTGCATTACCACCTTCTGCTTTATCAACGATAGTAGAACCACCAGCATGTGCTAAAGCATTAGCACCAAAACTTAATACATCACTTGCATTAGTAGCTGCATTGGCAGCACCGATTGCAAGACTGAATGTAAGTTTATTAGTTGATGAACCACTTGCATATACTAATACATGTGGGCCTCTACCAGAACCTGAGCCTTGGTTACCATTTGTTACTGACAATGTAGGATTACCACTTACTGTTACTTTTTCATTAAATGTTACTGTTGCTGATAATGTACCACCATCTGATTTATCAAATGCAGTAGTTACCCAATCAATACTTGTGATGTCTGCTTGACCGATAGAAGTTGCAAGTTCTCCGATTGCACAGAGAACCTCTTCTTGATGATTATCAGACTTTTTAAATACCCAACCCTTTGCAGTTGCAAAAGTTAGTTTCTTGTCTGCAGCCGTTAACCACTTTGGTTTAGCTTCGTCTGCATCTGAATTACCCCATAAAGACATAATTATCTCCTCATTTTTTAGTTCCCTGTATGAGAAACTTTTTGTTTATACTATTGTATTTATAACTTTTAATATCTTAGTCACCCCAATTTGCAAGAAATCCTGTTTCTTTTTTCAAATCATTTACAAAATCCATATTGATTTTATCATTAAATGTGATAAGAAATGCACCTGTTCTAGATATATACTCACCTTTTATATATGCAAGTCCTGTAGGTTCTGGGACATCTGGATACTTCTGGTGTAGATGCATAGGATAAGGTATTATTGATATTGCATTTTGGTCGTGTTTACTTATAGATTCATCTTGAAATACCACTTTAGGAAACTTTCTACCTGTAAAGCAATCCCCAATCTTTTGTGGGTCATTCTGAAATGCATCCATATACTCATTACCACTCATTGGAAGTCCAAATGTATTATGTACATATGGTCTACAATTATTTTCTATAAAGTATAATTCATCATCTTCACCTAATATTTGAGTAATACTACCTTCCCATTGACCACCAAGTTTTGCACATTCATTTAGATATGGAGTCACATTGTCTCTTATTCTTTTATCTAAATCTTCTGGAATGTTATCTATTTGAGTATTTTTAAACCAATTTAATACCTGAGCTCCTAGATGTTTTGCTGGTGACTCATCACATATTTCTGAAAATGTAAATGCCCATTTACCATTTGACATTATATATGATATGTTTGTTTCTGTTCCTTTAA